CAAGAATTGATTGATGATGCATGTGAAAAATTGATTGGAAAAGATTTTCGCAATATTAGTGCACAATTTTATTATGAAATGCCTAAGAATGTTGATCCAACTATCGAACCGGTAATACCTGATGGTCTATTTTGTCCTCTTGGTAAGGCTGACAAGAAAGTTGGTCAAGCCACTAAAACTGCTATAATTCCATCCTGTATTCAAGGTGAGCTGTCTGAGCCATTTATGAAACCTGCGCTATTGAAACCTACTATGATTAATGGTGTATTACATGACCCATTATTGAAGGGTTTGAAAAAGTGTGGCGTAGATACAGCAGTTTTGACTGATGAAGAGGTCAAATCAGCCGCTATGGATGTGGCTCAATTAGTCTTGACCCAAACAAACAGCATGATAGATCGTACAAAGTACCAGCGAATTCTTACTTATGAAGAAGCCGTTCGAGGTACACTTGATGACGATTTTATGAAAGCTGTGAATCGCACTACATCTCCAGGTTACCCTTATTCTTTGCAGAATAAAGGTAAACCTGGTAAAACGCGATGGATGGGTAAAGATGAAAAATTTGATTTTGAAAGCATGGAAGCACAACAATTGCGTGCGGATGTTGATGAGTTGATTGAAGATTGTCGCATTGGGAAAATTTCCAATGTTTTCTTTGTTGATACCTTGAAAGATGAACGTCGTGAAAAGGCTAAAGTGGACGTGGGTAAAACACGTGTATTTTCAGCTGGTCCACAACATTTTGTTGTGGCGTTTCGTAAATATTTTCTTCCATTTGCTGCTTGGTTGATGCACAACCGTATTGATAACGAAGTTGCGGTTGGTTCAAATCCTTATTCTTTGGATTGGGAACGAATTGCCAAGCGTTTGAAATCAAAAGGAAAACATGTTATTGCTGGCGATTTTGGAAATTTTGATGGTTCTCTTGTTGCTCAAATTTTGTGGGCAATATTTTGGGAGATATTTGTTCCTTGGTTGGAAATGTTTAATGACCTTAATAGCCAAGAGGGACGTGATATTCTTAAAATTTGCCTTGGTCTTTGGGCTCATCTTGTTCATTCTGTCCACATTTTTGGAGATAATGTTTATATGTGGACTCATTCTCAACCTTCTGGAAATCCTTTTACTGTTATTATTAATTGTTTATATAACTCTATAATTATGCGTGTTGCGTGGATTAGAATAATGAAACGTGATAATCCTAAAATGGCTTCAATGAAGTG